CCGGGGCTATGCCGTACCGAAGTACGATAAGGAATTGCCTTTTAAATCCGTCCAGGATGTCGCACAAGAGGTTATTGACGGTAAGTGGGGTGTAGGTGAGGATAGAAAGAAAAAACTCACTGCTGCCGGTTACAGCTACGCAGAAGTACAAGGTTTGGTGAATGAGATGCTTGCACCGAAGCCCACATACTATCCGAAGTACACCGGAAACTCTATCTACGTGGATAAAGTGCTTGAAGCAATCGGGGTACCGGCGAAGTATCGGGGAAGTTGGGCGAAGAGAAAGCCTATTGCGATTGCAAGCGGTATGAGTGATAATTACCGAGGAACCGCATCTCAGAATAACCATCTGATTACACTTGCGAAGCAAGGGAAGATTCGGAAGGTTGTATAAGAACGTAAAAAGGGGTAGCCACAATCGGCTACCCTTTTTTATTCTTCTGATTTTTGAATTGCTTTTCTGATTGATAATTTTTCTCTTTCTGTTCTTTCCTCTAATTCTAAATCTGCGAGGTAAGCAATGATTGCTGAGTTATATTCTATATCCTCTTTTGCGTGATTCCGCAAATCAATCAATTCCTCGTTACTTAGCGTTGACAAAAAGTTTCTAGTTCTTATATAGTTTACTCTTTCCATAGTTACCACTCCTATTATTTATTATCTCCATCATCAGGGTGCCGATGAATTAGCGCACGGATGATGGACATATAAGGCATAATAAATTACACCTTTAACTTTATGTCCAGTTCTATCGGTGTTCCAAGCCATTTGCGATTCGCTGTTTCTTTTGTACTGCTCCGGGAATACTCTATCCGTTCAATACAAGCCTTTAATAATGCGTTTTTATGTTTTACAGATACATCAGGATTCTTTAATGCTTCCAATGCGTTCTGAAATGTCATAAGTTTTTCTTCGAAGTCCACAGGATCGGGCATGGATTCGTAAGCCTTGCAAAGGGCCTGTTGTACTTCTTCTTTCTCTTTTAATACCTTTTCGTTCAGCATATCAAAGATGTGTTTTGGCATTTCTTCCTCGGTGTACTTTTCCCATTGGTTGATTTCCTTTTTATTCAGTTCTTCCAATTTGGATTTCAGCCGTTCAACGAGATTGGTGTGAAGCTTCACAGCATCCGAGTTATCGTTTGCAATTCTCATTTCAAAGTCAGCAACGCACTCTTCCAACACACTTATAATCCGTTCGATAATTTCATCATATAAGCAAGAAGCTGTTTTGCAGTACACTTGATTGTTGCAATTATATCGTGGAGAAGCTTTTTGCTTTCCGTTTCTGATATGTGCTTTGTATACCATTGCCCTTCCGCACCGACAGAACATCAGACCGGCAAGCGGATTTCTAAGTTCTGTTTTCGGTTTTGTTCGTGGGTTCTTTCCTTGTTTCTCCTGGGCAGCGTTAAACAGTTCCTCAGAAATAATTGCTTCGTGTTTTCCGTCATAAACAAGGTATTCCTCAATCCTAGACTTCGGACGAGATTTGGTTATTTCTCCGTCCTCTACAATGTTTATTGTTTTGCGCCAGTTCCATTTCACTTTTCCGATGTAATGCACGTTATTCAAAAAGAGTATGACGGATTCTTGTTTCCATATCTTTGTTTTGCGAGGTTTTATTCCTAATTCGTTAAGATGGTGTGCAATAGTCACAACCCCGATATTTTGATTAACATACATATCAAATACCATTCGTACAATATCCGCTTCCGCTTCGTTTATTTTTAATGTGTGGCACTTTTTCTTTCCGTCCATAACAACGGTTTTGTCGTAACCATAAGGGGGAATGGAGCCGAGATAATTACCTTCCTTGACGGCTTGCAATCTTCCACGGTTCATAATCTTCTTCTGATACTCCAAAAACTCATTACCACGCTTCAATTCACGTTCAAATGCTTCTCTGTCATATTCATCTTGGAGATTGTAAACCTTGTGCTGTGTGATAACCAGGGTGTTTGTGTACCGAATCAGTTTTATCAATCGACCGGCATCTTCCAAGTCACCACGGCTTAAACGCTGTACCTCTACGATAAGTATAGCTTTGTATCGTGGAGATTCTATCATTTTAAGGACTTTCTGTATTTCCGGTCTGTCCTTGATTGTTTCACCGGACACAATTTCACGGAAACGGTTCTCTTCCGGTACCTTGCCACCGATAAACCGTTCCGCAGTTTCGTCAAGAATAGTCTCGTGTTTTGCCAAAACTTCCTCTACGGTGAGAGTTGGATCGTCCGTACGAGACTTTCTTGAATACAGAATCACTTCTTCCGGTTTGATATCGTAGTTATACATCATAGTTTTTCACTTCCTTTTACATCTCATTTTATTATCCAAAAGATGATTAGTGTAATCATGGTTAATGTCAGGATTATTAGGGCAATTACGGTCAAAACTGCTTTGCTTAAAAGGGTGATACATATTACCAATAAAATCAAAGCAATCAAGAATACAATGCCGGCCGATATCCGTCCTTTGAAAATTCTATCTACCCAATAAGTTGCGACTAAAGTTATTAAGTACGCTCCGATAAGAGAGGGGAGTGCGATAGAGATTACTTTTGCTATAGCCGTGCCATCTAACAAACCGTCACTATATGCCATTAGTAATCCTATTACTCCAACAAAACAGGCTACCATTATAATAACTGTAAGTGCGTTCTTGAATTTTTCCATATCTTCTCCTTCCTGAAATTACCGTTGATAACAGTTGCGTGGATTTGTTACTATTGATTTGGAATATTTATTTCCTTGCCTCGATGCAATTCCCAATTTTTTACAGATAACCTACGAGTTTCGACAAAATTTTCACTTTTTTCGTGATAATATGATACCGAACTGTAGCGTTGTCCGTTTTGGAAGGAGTGCATTGTATGAGAGACAAATATGTAGAGCAAGTAAACGAGATTCTTGCCAAACTGTCTGAGAATCAATTAATATACTTGCTAACACTAATGAAAAAATTATTTGGGAGCCACTAGGTTCCCTTTTTTTGTTGCTGCCAAGCTGTTTATCATGTCCTTTACAATTTTGCGTTGTGCTTCGTCTAACAACTTGAAGTTCCCATACATAGCAACGTATTCTTCGTCTGAGATAATTTCAGCGTGAATGGTTGCCATCTCTTCCGGGTTGCTTTCGACACTCTTTTTTTCTACCAAATCCGCTATTTTGATATTGAAATACCTTGCCAACAATTCCACTTTGTCCATTCTTGGGTAGGTCTTTCCTCTGGCCCAATCAGTGAAAGTGAAATAACTTACTCCGATTGCATCCGCAACATCTTTTCTGCTCTTTCCGTTTTGGTTCATATAAAAGTTGAGGTTATATGAAAATATCTCCTTATTTTCCATAAGTACACCCCCTTTCTATGAGTTGATTATACTACTATCACCACAATAAAACAATAGGAAACCACAAAAAAATGTGGAAAAAACACAAAAAGGGTATTGACATCTACAAAATTCTGTTGTATTATCAATTTGTGGTTAAACCACAATAACTTACAGAAAAGGGGGTAAATGACAGTGGCAATGAATTTATCAGCAGCAAGGGTAAATGCAAATCTCTCACGTGCACAGGTATGCGAAGCACTTGGAATTAACGAGAATACGCTTGCAAACTACGAATCCTACACGACCAAGCCGAACATTGAACGAGCAATTCAGATTGCAAATCTATACGGTTGCGAACTGGACGATATCAAGTGGATTGCCGGTGAGTGAATTTTTTTTGCCTGTTAATTGTGGTTAAACCACAAAAAGAGATTTTATAACGGTGTGGGAATCAGGACAATCGGTAGAACCATAGCATAAAGAAAAGGAGTGATGCAGATGGCCGGGGAAGTACAAACCTTCACATACGACAACATGATTGTTAGGGTACATAGGCCCGACCTTACCGAAGAGGAGAGAAAACGGAGAATGAAGTCGATTAAAAGCGCAGCGGAGAAATTGTTACTGGAAGCTATGAAGCAGAAAGGATGAAAGCATGGGTAATCAGATGACAGTAGGAGATGCAGTTCGTAAACATGAGGTTTTTGGTTATGAGTACGTTATTGAGAACGGAGAGGTGGTTGCAGTTAGTTTCCGTTTGAATGACGGCACTGAGTTCGTCTTGCCGACAGATTTGGGGTTATCCTGATGTGGCTAACAGACGATCCGGTCTTAGATGCGGAGCGACACGCAGAGAAACAGGAGAGATGGTTGCAGAGCCGTCCGGTTTGCTGCAAGTGCAAGGAACATATTCAGGAGTCCGAAGCAGTGAAATATAAGGATAAATACTACTGCGAAGAGTGCGAAGATTCCGCATGGGAAGAGATTCGGAAGGAGTACACGGAAAGTATAGGAGATTAACGGAAGGAGATTGTATGGGTAAGCAGACACAGACAGGAGAAGTTCTTGCACATCTTATAAAGCACGGCAGAATAACGAGTTTCGAAGCGTTTCAGAAATACGGATGCACCCGGCTTTCTGCAATGATTTTCAAGTTTCGTGCAAGGGGCTATGAGATTGAAACGGTTGACAGAGTGGACAAGAACCGGTACGGCAACACAACTACATACGCAGAGTACATTTTAAAGGCAAAGCCTGACAAGGAAGGAGAAAAATTATGTGGAGATTAACGATTTATCAGAAGTACAAGTACAGCTACACGTACGAGGGGGAGAAGCGTGAAAGCGAAGGGGAGAATGATATTCACTTTGAGTCGGAGAACATCGAGAATCTGTTCCGGATCGTGGATGACTTAGAAAAGCTTGATGCTACAGATGAAACAAGATACGAGATTAAAAAGGTGGTGGAATAATATGAATTTATTTGAGATTGATGCTGCAATCCTTGATTGCGTAGATGTAGAAACCGGAGAGGTTTTCGATGTTGATAAGTTTGAGGAATTGGAACTCGAAAGAGATGCAAAGGTTGAGAATATTTGCCTTTGGATAAAGAACCTGAAAGCGGAAGCGGAAGCGTTAAAGGCAGAAAAGGAAGCCTTTGCACAGAGACAAAAGGCAGCAGAGAGCAAGATGGAGAGTTTGAAAAAATACATAACGGCATATCTTGACGGAACAGCTTTTGAGAGCGCAAAGGTAAAGGTCTCTTTCAGAAAGTCGGAATCTTTGGAGATTTCAGAGGATGCGGTTATCCCGGATGAATATTTGAGATTCAAGGAACCGGAAGTGAACAAGACCGATTTGAAAAAGGCTATCAAGGCCGGCTTAAAAATCGGCGGTGTGCAGATTGTAGAAAACAATAACATTCAGATTAAGTAAAGGAGAAAGGGTATGAAGTTGGAGTTTAGAACACTGAACGCAAATGAGATTGATTGTAGAGTAGCAACCATAAAAAAAGAGGGGCTTACACTCCTTTTATACAAGGATGCAAGAGTGGATCAGAATATCCTTGATGAAACTGTCGGACCGATGAACTGGCAGCGTTCCCACAGCAGAGACAACGCAAATTGCACAGTTTCGCTTTGGGATGAAGATAAAAAGCAGTGGGTAGCGAAGGAAGATACCGGAAAGGAATCTTTCACGGAAGCAGAAAAGGGGCTTGCATCGGATTCCTTTAAACGTGCTTGTTTTAACTGGGGTATTGGTCGTGAGTTGTATTCTGCACCGTTTATATGGATTTCTGCCGAAAATGCGGATATTAAACAGGGTGGAAGCGGTAAGCTTCAGTGCTATGACAAGTTCGAGGTAGAGCAGATTTTATATGACGATAACAGAAACATTGTTGCGCTTTCTATCAAGAATGTGAGTAAAGGAAAAAGAGTGTTCCTGATGGATAAAAGGAAGAAGGATGCCTGATGGAGTGTACCGGTAAATTGGAGTCAATTACAAGGGATTGGCAGACGGACAAGCTTCTGTTGACATTCAGTGTAAACGAGAAGTCGGCGGTGAACGAGATAAACAATATTCAATCATGCGAGAAGTTATCTATCAAAGCCGTAAAGTATCGGGAGAAGCGGTCCTTAGATGCAAATGCGTTGTTGTGGGTGTGTCTCAGTAAAATTGCAAATGCGATGGATCCACCGGCTGACAAATGGGATATTTACTTGCAGATGTTGAAGCGGTACGGAAAGTTCACTCATATCTGTGTAAAACCGAATGTGGTTGATGCTGTGAAAGCGCAGTGGAGAGAAAGTGAAGTACTTGGAGAGGTAAACATAAACGGTCAAAAGGCCGTTCAGATGCTTTGTTACTTCGGCAGCAGTACATACGATACGAAGGAGTTCAGTAGACTCCTAGACGGTGTTATCTCGGAGATGGCTGAAATGGGGCTTGAAACACCGGCATCTGAGGATATGCGGAGAGCATTAGAGATATGGGAGAAGATGTATGAAAAAACTTCATAGTGTTTTTACCGATGATATGGAGCATTGCATTGAAACCGGCACTCCGCAGTGTCACCGGCACCACATTTTCGGAGCGAGTAACAGAAATAAAAGCGAGAAGTACGGCTTCGTGATACCTATTGCGTATTATCTGCATGAGTTCCAACCGGGGAGCATCCACGCAAATCCGAATCAAGGCCTGGACCTGAAATGGAAACAGAAAGCGCAAAGGTATTATGAGGAACATTATGGAAATAGGGGAGATTTCATAAGGGAGTTTGGTCGTAGTTACCTTTAGTCCATCACTGCTACAGGCAGTTTGGAAATAAATCGAAAGGAGAATTTGTTCTATGAACAGCAAAGTGGAGTTACAGGAAGTTGTAGGTGGTGCATTGCAAGAGAAATTCGACAAGGCATTTCAGAGGGTTATTGAGAATTTACAGGACCCGAACACATCCTTCAAGATGAAGCGCAAAATCACGATTCAGATGGATTTTGTGCAGAACGAAGCAAGGGATGATGTTCACGTAGAGGTGAATGTTGTTGAAAAGCTTGCACCTCGGCCCCGATGCAGACCGCATTTGCAATCGGCAAGGATTTGAGAAGCGGTGAAGTGTATGCCGAGGAATACGGCAAGCAGATTAAGGGGCAGATGAACATTGGAGATTTGAAAACCGAAGAGAAGGTTGATTCCAATGAGGAAAATGCTACTGTTGTGGATTTCAGAAAGGTCGCAAATTAAGCGAGGAAAGGTGAAGAGATGTTAGAAAAAGCGTTTGAATGGATTAAGAAGCATGGTGTAGCAAATCTGCACGAGATTAACGGCAGTATGTATTCGGATCAGCCGTTGTACAGACAGGACAAGTACATTCCGATGGCTGCTGCAATCGAAATGAGTACGCTTTCGAGTTTGGTTGAGTATATCAAATCGAATGTAGATACGATGGCCGAGAAGATGATTGTTCATGTGGTAAGCCCGACCGAGGTTAGATTTTTTTCGCAGCTTAACGAGGAAAGAGACCGTGAGGAACTTGTGAGAGTCCGGGCAAAGATTCCGACTTTTGAGTTCAATACCTTTATCGAGCATGAGAAATTTACAATCGGTGTTCAGTCTAAGTTCGTGGACGATCTGGAAACGGACAAGGCACTGATTATGCAGTTCTCCGGTACCGTGGAAAACGGCACTGTTGCAAACTATGGAGATGATGGGGTTACTCAGAAAGCTACCGTAAAGACCGGAATTTCTTCCAAAACCGATGCGGTGGTTCCGAATCCGGTTAAGTTGAGACCGTTCCGCACATTTACGGAAGTAGAGCAGCCGGCTTCCGAGTTCATTTTCAGAATGAAACAGGGCAAGTATGAAGGTATCGAGTGTGCGATTTTTGAAGCCGATGGTGGAGCGTGGGTGCGTGAAGCAATGAAGAATATCCATAAGCACTTAGAGTTCGAACTTACCGGTGTTGCCGGTGTTTCGATTATCTCTTAATTTTTAGCACCTTCGGAACTTTGCATATCACATATCCTGTGGTTCTACTGAATTATTCATTTCCCCTCTGTGACCGTCAACCGCAGAGGGGAGAAAGGAGAAAGTTTGAGTTACCAAAATATAAGACAAGCAAAAGCAATAGAGCAGAAAAACAAGAATTTACTTCTTTCGGTCAATCGTGGTTTAACCGAAAAAAGCGGAATTTACTTTCTGTTGAGAACAGACGAGAACGGTATCAAATACGCATATATCGGACAAGCAAAGCACATATTGACACGACTTGCACAGCATCTTTCCGGTTATCAGCATATCGACTTATCTTTACGGAAACATGGTCTGATTTCAGCGGATAAACCTCACGGATGGAATGTGTTTGAAATGAATTTTCCTTTATCGGAGTTGGATGAAAAGGAGCAGTATTACATAAAACTATACGCTTCCAAGGGTTATCAGCTTCGCAACAAAACTGCCGGGGGGCAAGGTGAAGGAAAAGCGCAGATTGACGAATACAAGCCGACAAAAGGGTACAGAGACGGTTTGAAGCAAGGGTACAAGAATGCAAGCCGGGAGATTGCTAACTTATTTGAGAAGCATTTGAACGTATCGAAAAAGAGCGAGAAACCGAACAAGATACAGGAGAAAGCATTGGAGAAATTCAACGCATTCTTGGAGTTCTACAGGGAAGGTGAATCATGACAAGGCAAGATTATGTGTGTGACGGTCAAATGAGTATGTTTGACATCATGCAAGAGGATTTTATGATACGCAAGCCGATCCGACTCATTGAACTGTTTGCCGGTGTTGGGAGTCAGGCAATGGCATTGCGAGATTTAGGAGCCGATTTCGAGCATTACAGAGTAGTAGAGTTCGATAAATATGCGATTGCAAGCTACAACGCAATACACGGCACAGATTTCCCTACCATGGATATTACCCAGGTAAGCGGTGAGGATTTAGGCATTACCGATACGGACAAGTATTGCTACATAATGACCTATTCCTTCCCTTGTCAGGATTTATCTGTTGCCGGGAAGCAAAGGGGCATGACGAAGGGAAGCGGAACACGAAGCGGATTACTTTGGGAAGTGGAACGGCTGCTTAACGAAGTCGAGCATTTACCGAAAGTCCTTCTCATGGAGAATGTACCGCAAGTACATAGCAAGGCGAACATGGCAGATTTTCAGAGTTGGATGCAGTTCCTTGAAAGCAAAGGATATTCGAATCATTGGCAAGACCTGAATGCGAAGTTCTACGGTGTAGCACAGAATCGTGTACGTTGCTTCATGGTTAGTATTTTGGGAGATTACAAGTACAGTTTTCCGAAGCCTATACCGCTTGCAAAACCATGAAGGACTACTTAGAGGACGAGGTTGACGAGAAGTATTACATCAACAATGAAAAGGCGCAGAAATTGATTGACAAGTTGATTTCAGACGGTACAATCCCTGAGAGCAGAGCAGAGCAGAGCAGAGCAGAGCAGAGCAGAGCAGAGCAGACTTGCATTAGCTTTACCGTTAGGGAGCCAAGGCGCATCGAAGTCGCAAATTGCATCTCCGCAAGGACAGACAGGGGAATCAGTAACCGAAAGTCAGAAGGAAGCGGTGTTGTGCAATTACAGAAAGATTGAAAAGGTAACCGATGTTGCACAGACAATATGTGCAAGAGATTATAAAGGGTTTGGAAGTGCAAACCAAACTCAAAACGGAGTGATTGAATGGAAGTCAAAAGACTAGGAAATCTATACGGTTTTGACGGTGGAAATTTTGCCGGGAACGTATACGAAAAGGATGCACTTGCACCTACGATACTGAATATGCAAGGGGGGGGGCAGACAGCCTATGGTTATTGATATGTATAACGAAGCAGTAAAAAAGGATGGTGTGTGTGGAACTATAACAGCCAATGGGAATATAGGTTCAACAAAATGCGGTACATACGGAGTGGTAGAAAAAAGCATTGTTGCCATGCGTGGAAGGAATCCTGAAAATCCTTCGGATCGTACCGTGGGCGCACCAACGGAACAGAGGTTAGAACCGAATAGTCAAGGTATCTGCAACACGATAACAAGCGTACAGAAGGACAATATGGTTATGGAAACAGTACGGATTAAACAGGCAACAAAAGAAGGATATATTGATTGCAAAGTAGGGGGAGTGGCAGACCTGAGTTTCCCTGACTCCGAAACAAGGAGAGGAAGAGTACAGGAAGGTGGAGAGGTATGTCCGACACTTACAGCTTCGGAATCGGAGATTTGCAGAATTGAGAAGGTAGGGCAAATTTCAAGTGATGGAAGTCAATGCGGAACGGTAGTTTCTGAGAATGGGTTATCTCCTAATTTGGTAGCCGGTACTCATGGTTATGCTAACAACCACATCTTTACTCGTTACCGCATCCGCAAACTGACTCCGCTTGAATGTTGGAGACTCATGGATTTCTTGGACCAGGACTTCCACAAAGCAGAAGCGGTGAACAGCAACACACAGCTTTATAAACAGGCCGGTAACTCCATTGTCCGCAACGTGCTTGTGGCTATCTTCGGACAGATGCTGCCGGGAAAAGAGGACGATTACAAGAAAGGAGCATGACGATGTTAAAGAGACTTTTTTGCAAACATGGTTATACGAGGACCGTATTCCGAAGGAAGAATCGTTTGTACCGGCGGTGCGTTTGGTGCGGTAAGAAGAAACGGTACAGAGCGGAGGTGCCGTATGGCGAGTGATGTTAAGTGGATCAAGATTACAACGGATGTTTTCGATGATGAGAAAATTCTGTTGATTGAAAGTCTCCCGGAAGCGGATTCGATAATCGTCATTTGGTTTAAACTTCTTTGCTTGGCCGGGAAACAAAACAATAGCGGAGTGTTTATCATGGGAAATTCCATTGCTTATACGGACAAAATGCTTGCGACTATATTCCGGAGAAAAGAAGCAACCGTACAAATGGCCTTAAAAACATTTGAGGAATTTGGAATGATTGAACTGATTGACGGTGTTATTACTATTCCGAATTGGGGAAAACATCAAAGTTTGGAACAAATTCAAGCCCGGAGAGATTATCAGCGAGAATATCAGCGAGAATACCGGAAGAAACAGAAAATGTTGGCGGTAAAAGACGAGAGTGAAGAAAGTAAAAGTTTACGTAAACATTTACATAAATCCAACGTTAACAGCCTAGAAGAAGATATAGAAGGAGATATAGATAAAGAAAAAGATAAAGAGAATATATCCGATTCTGACGAACCGGTATCTGTATCTGAGAAGCCTGTAAAGCCTGTAAAGCATAAGTACGGAGAATATAAACACGTTCAGCTTACCGATGCCGAGTATGAGAAGCTTTGCAAGGATTACGGAGAGGATATTGCAAAGAGGGCTATTACCTACCTTGACGAAGCAATCGAGATGAAGGGGTATAAGTACAAGTCTCATAATCTTGCGATTCGGAAATGGGTTATTGATGCGGTAAAGAAGGAGCAGAAGCAGAGAGGAACGCAAAACACCGGTTACGGTGGACAAGACCTTAACGATTTGGACGAGTATTTTAAGTAGGTGATATGTATGGAGAAAGAATTGCTTGAAATGGTGGACTCACTGAGCGAAAGAGTGCCGGTTCCTGAGAGTGAGTACCTGGGTGAAGATGGATTTTTGCATTGTTCCGTGTGTAATGAACCGGTGCAGACGGATATTGAAGTGTTCGGCACTACCCGGCGAGTGAGGTGTGTTTGCCGGTGCCGTACCGCCGAGAGAGATGCAGAAAAAGAAAAAGAGCGACAGCAAGAGAACCACCGGAAGCGGATTGTGTGCTTCTCGGAAACGAATATGATTGATTGGACCTTCGAGAATGACGATAGGCAGAATCCGAAGATTTCCGATGCAATGATACGGTACGCTGAGAACTTTCCTCAGTTTTTGAAGGAAGGAAGAGGGCTTTTGCTTCATGGATCGGTGGGAACCGGTAAAACCTATTTAGCTGCCTGTATCGCAAACAGATTGATAGACAATGGGTATTCCGCTTTAATGACGAACTTCGCACGAATTACCAACAAGATTCAGGGGATGTTCGATGGGAAGCAAGAGTACATAGACAGCCTGAACCGGTACTCCCTATTGGTGATTGACGATTTGGGAGCGGAGCGCAAGTCGGAGTATATGCAAGAGACGGTGTTTAACATCATCGACAGCCGGTACCGTGCCGGTCTACCGCTTATTATCACCACGAATCTCACCACGGAAGAGATAACGAAACCTCAGGATGTAGGGTATTCACGAATCTACGACAGAATCATAGAGCGTTGCTTCCCAGTGAACGTATCGGGGCAGAGCCGAAGAAGGGCCAGCGTGAAGGAAACGTACAATTCTACGAAAGATATTTTGGGTTTGTGAGGTGATGGTATGCGGAGAATGACTTACGGAGAAATGGTTGCAGCCGGTTTATGTACGAGTTGCGGTGCCGAGAGCGACAGCAAGATTTGTCAGCCGTGCCGAGACAGACGGAATGAAAAGAGAAGGGAAGCTTACCGGTACAAGAAGATGATAGGCCGGTGTAAGTGGTGCAGTAACGATGCCGAGCCGAACAAGGAACTGTGTTACGAGTGTTTGGGCAAGGCAAGAGACAAGTACCATGCTTCCGGGAAGAAGAAAAGCAACGAAAAGAAGATGCAAATTTACTACGAACGGAAGGAAAAGGGCATTTGTACCAGGTGCGGTAAAAAGCCAAAGGAAAAAGGGCAGCTATGCGGTAGGTGTTACGCAAAGGTCCGGGTGGACAAGTATGCGGATATGTGCGACATATCACGAAGCGAAAGGCCGAGTTATGGTTTGTGTTATATCTGCGGTAAACCGAAGATGACGGATCGGAATGTATGTGAGAATTGCTACGAGGTTCGGAAGCAGACGATACCGGCCATGCTTGCGGTGGGAAACAATGAGTATTTCAGGAAACTTAATGGATTGGTTTTTAATGGGGCGAGATAGCCCCGGAAAGGAGTTGTTATGACAAGGGAACAGAAGCAGAGTATTAAGGAGATTGCAGCACATTACGGCATTGATGCACAGAAGGAGATTGCAGTAGAGGAATGTGCGGAACTTATTGTAGCAATCAAGAATAACGACAGAAGGGCTGCCACAGGAAAAGAGGTTGCAAACAGCCTTGCGGAAATCGGAAGCGAGATTGCGGATGTAAAGATTATGTGCGAACAGCTTGCCTATTTGTACGGCATCGAAGAGGTAGTAAACGAGCAGATCGAGTTCAAGATTGCCCGGCAGTTTGACCGGATGGAGAAAGGGGTGTAAGGATGTTTAAAGTTGGTGATGAAGTTTTAATAAAAGGGAAGGTTGGAGACGTTGATATAGAAAGAGATGGCTTTCCGTATTGGGTTTTTGCGCCACATGGTATGGGGTATTGGCTTTCCGAAGAGGATATTACAGACAAAACCTATGAAAAAGGGCTTGCGGATGCGTGGGAGTTGGCGAAGAAGATATATCATGCGCCTTGCGAGGGTGGCTTAGAAAATAGAGAGATTGAAGAAATATTTGATTGTAAATTCGGAAGTGTGACTCACAAATACACCGCCGAAGAAGCCCTTGCCAAAATCGAAGCCTATGAGAAGGAAAAGGAAATCAAGGTGGGAAGTATCGTGGAATTTATCGGTGGGGCAAATAAAGGGGTTGTGACACTTGTAAGAACGAAAGGAGATTTCTTTGTTCTTTGGGACAATGGTACGGCAGACACATACAAGGCGAATGAGTTAAGGAACACCGGAAGAACGGCAGAGGGATTGACCGATTTGCTTCGGCAGATAGGAGAGTGAGGGAATGGGATTTGGCAGAGAGGTTCAAAGAGGGAAACCACTGGATGCGGATTGCTTAAAAGCCAATATTTCAAAGCATGAGTACGGCCCGAATGATAACAGATGTTTTTGTTATGGCTTAATCAATCCTATGTATGACGAAGAATTACCGAAGTGCAGAGAGTGCGGAGCGTATATATACAACGCAAAGCCACCGAAGGAAGGAGAGTGACAGAATGACAGACAAAGAAGTCGCAATGACATTGTCCTTGTTAAAAGGAGCTATTTTCGGAGTGAGGGAAAAAGGTGAGAATATTGACAGTATTCGTATAGGCATAAGTTTGTACGATGCGATTGTTGCCTATAACATCAGTTTAATATTGCATTATCGGAAAAGTTGCGGAGCATTGCGGACTATTTACGGAGTTCCGGTAAAGGTTGACTATGAGAATCCGTGGGTTTTGAAGGTTATGACAGCGGTAGACGTGCCAGTGTTGAGAGAAAGCGAGGGAAGCGGAATTGAGCGTGACAGCAAAGGAGTATCTTGAACAGATAAAGCGCAATGAGTGCATCATACAGAACAAGCAGATCGAGCGGAAGTATTGGATGGGATTAGCAACCGGGATTACTGCCAATATGGGCGGTGAGAGGGTACAGGCATCCAAGACAAGTCATCCTATGGAAAATCAGGTTGTGGAAGCTGCGCTTATCGACCAGGAGATAGACCGGTTAAAAAAAGAGATTGCGGATATCATTGCCACAATAGAATTGCTTCCGGTGGAAGAATACAATTTCCTTCATAAGGTGTACGTGCAGCATATACCGTTGAAAGATGTCCATGTCGATAGTGGAAAGTCGTATTCATGGGCCAAGACGATGCACAACAGAGCATTAGGTAGATTACAATACATACTGGATGAAAGAAACAAGCTTACATCGTCCACGGAGTGACTATTTGTAACCATTTTGTACCACAAATCATAAAAATGCTGTGATATAATTAAGATAGCAAGACGGACGGATGATATTCTCATAAACTTTCTCCATTAAGATGTTACATACCCAAAGGCATAGGCGAGGCCCCTTATATTTCGATATAGGGGGCTTTTGCTGTGTATGGGAAATGACAGCCTGGGAAGGAAAACAAAACAGAAGGGAGTGAGAAAAGATGCTTACAGCGAAGCAAGAGAAGTTTGTGCGTAATCTCGTACAGGGAATGAGTCAGCGAGAAGCGTACAAGAACAGTTACGATGCCGAGAATATGTCTGATAAAGTAATAGACAATGAAGCATCTTTATTATTCAATAGCCGTGAGATATCCATGAGGTATCAGGAACTCATAGAGAGAGCAGCAACAGCATCCGTTATGACAGCCCAGGAGAGATTAGAGTTTCTTACTGAGGTTATAAAGGACATACAGAGAGAGCATAAAGTCAGTATTACCGAAGATGGAAAGATAGAGTATGACGAACCGGCAGACCTGAATACCAAACTGAAAGCCGTGGACCTTATGAATAAAATGCAAGGGGAGTACACGACAAAGATAGAAGGAGAGTTGAGGGTAAGCAAGTTAGAGGATTTGATCTGATGACATATACAGCCGATTATCTGATACAGAAGAGAAAAGACAAGTGGGAAGAGTTGCACAGCATTGATTACGACAAGCAATTCAGAGATGCAGTTGTAAATGAGATGCTAACCAACAAGGAATTAAGGGAAGAGGTAAAGCGAAGCCCGGAAAAACTGATTGAGTTGGTTTTTGTCGTAGTAGACAAGAATCAAAAGACAATGCCTTTCTTCCTGAATGATGTGCAGCACGATTTCATAGACACGTTAAATCAGGCTATAGAGGATTTTAATGAGGGGAAGATTACCGATATCTCCCTATTGGTTCTGAAAGGCAGACAGCAAGGATTTACAACGCTTGTCACAGCGTATCAATTATCGTGTAGCATAATGAACCGGAACTTTCAGGGATATACGCTTGCAGATAAGAGCGACAATGCGGAAGCAATCTTCCAAAACAAAGCGAAGTTCCCTTACGGACAGCTACCGGAAGCGTTAAAGCCTACGGAGAAGTTCAACAACCGAAAGCAATTACTATTCGAGGTTATAAACAGTAGTTGGGCGGTAGATACAGCGACAAAGGATGTAGGTCGTTCCCGGACGGTAAATTTCTTCCATGGTTCAGAATGTGCCTTTTGGAAAGACGGCATTTCACCGATTCAGGGTGCATTGGGAGAAGCATTCACGAAGAACTGCATCAAGATATACGAGAGTACAGCAAACGGCTATAACGACTATCAGAAGATGTGGGATAGCGGTGTACATATAAACTGTTTTTATGAGTGGTGGAGAACAAAGGAATATAGAGTGAACTTCCCAAGCGAAGAAGCAAGGGAAGCTTTTTTATGCTTTATTCCGTCAAGAAACGAATGGATCAACGAGCGTTTACAGTGGTTGAAGGATGAAAAGGGCCTGGATGCAGAGCAGCTTTATTGGTACTGGAACAAGTATGACAAGTATTTGGACAAGGACCTGATAAAGCAAGAGTACCCTTGCACACCGAGAGAAGCCTTTCTGTTATCCGGTAAGAACGTATTTGATACCGGGAAGATACTTTCAAGGCTTGAACACTTACCGAAGCCGTTAAAGACCGGCTATTTCGTTTATGATTATGACGGCATGAAGATAACAAATGTCCGGTGGATGAATGACAGAAACGGATATATCCACATCTATCAGCTTCCGAACACACCGGAAATCACAAAATACTGTATCGGCGGTGATACTGCCGGTGATGGTAGCGACTACTTCACAGGTCACGTACTGGATGCAAGAACCGGTATTCAGGTTGCAACACTGAAACATCAATTTGATGCGGACCAATACACACGGCAGATGTACTGCTTGGGTATGTATTACAAATGGGCCTTAATCGGAATCGAAGCAAACTTTGACAGCTACCCTATAAAGGAGTTGCAGAGATTAGGATATCCGAGTCAGTTTGTAAGAGAAGCGGTAGATACATACACCGGCAAGAAAGAGAAGCGGTTCGGCTTTAAGACAACAAGCCTGACACGGCCGACAATCATTTCCCGGTTGGTTGCAATCGTCCGGGATGATGCGGACAGCATAAACGACAGAGACACACTGGAAGAACTACTCACCATTATCCGCAATGAGAAGGGAAGAATCGAAGCCCCGGAAGGTGGACACGATGACCAAATGATGGGCCTTGCGATTGCACATGAGGTAAGAGAACAGGTTGTCTTTGCAGAAGAGGTAATACACGTAAATCCGCAGTACCATTTCAATGTTGAGAAGCACCATGAGACGGTAACGGATTACGGAGAGAGTATTGTAGTTGTATAAGGAGAACAGCATGGAAACTTTATTGGCATTGGTAGTCGGCACACTTTGTATAGTGTGCTTTTTTGTTGGTGCAAAGGTAGACCAGACGGTAAGTAAAGGTGAACGGATCGAGACACCGGAACTGAATCCGGTAAAGGCAATCAGGGAACACCGTGAGAAAGTGGCTGCCGAGAGGGAACAGGAAATCGAACAGAGGAAGATGGACACCATCATGCGGAACATTGAAGTGTATGACGGTACAGGCAAAGGTCAGGAAGATGTTGAGTGAGGTGAGTAAATGAACATCGAGGAAATCAAGGAAACTCCTATATGGGGGCTGTACGAGAAGGGTAGAAACTACCACAGACGAGTAGGCATTTACATCGACACAGACCGCAATTATCGAATGTATAACGGTAATCAGTGGGAAGGTGCGAAGCTGGGCGGTGTGGAGCCGGTGCAGAAGAATTTCATCAAGCCTATTGTTAAGTACAAGGTATCGGTTATTCACGATAATCTGTATGCGGTGAATTATTCTTGTGAGAACTTCGAGAACAGAGAGTTCTACCGGGAATCCGAGCGTTATTGCGATATGCTTAACCGCTTCGCAAGACGGATTTGGGAAAAGGATAAGATGGACTTCAAGGGGCGCAGAGTGACGAAGGATGCTGCAATCAATGACGAGGGCATTATCTACGTTGACTTTGACCGTGAGAAGATGGCACCGGTAAATGAGATTATCGAGAAGAACGACATCTACTACGGAAACGAGAATGACGATGACATTCAGGCGCAGCCGTACATCCTTATCCGAAAGAGAATGCCGGTTGTAAATGCGATTGAACTTGCACTTGCACACGGTATGAGCGAGGAAAAGACTCCTTTCATTATCGGGGATATGGACACATTCGAGGAAAGCGGAGAAGCTGCCAAGATTGAAGTCGATAACATGGTAACGATTGTTTATAAGATGTATAAGCAGAACGGTACAGTGCATTTCTCCGTTGCGACACGATGGATCGAGATTGCAGAGGATGTAGACACCGGATTAACGCTTTACCCGGTAGCACATCTCATTTGGGAAGAGAAGAAGGGGAGCGCAAGAGGTGAGGGAGAGGTCCGGTACCTCATTCCGAATCAGATTGAAGTGAACCGTACCGAGATGCGAAGAGTATTGACGGTAAAGAACCAGGCATATCCGCTTAAAGTGGTGGATATCAGCAAGGTAGTCAATCCGCAAGCACTTGACACGGTAGGCGGTACCATTAAAACCAATGGACAGCCGGTAGAGGATGTTCGCAAGATTGTCGGCACGATTCAACCGGCGCAGATGTCACCGGATGTTAAGCAGTTACAGGAAGATTTGATTCAGGTAACGAGAGATTTAGCCGGTGCCGGTGATACCGCAACAGGTCAGGTAAACCCGGAGAGTGCTTCCGGTAGAGCAATTTTAGCAGTACAGCAAGCTTCCCAAGCACCGATGACGGAGCAGAAGGAGAGTTACAAGAATTTCATCGAGGATTTGGCGAGAATTTGGCTTGACTACCTCATTGTTTACTCTGTAGACGGTGTGAACATGGAAGAAGAGGTTACCGATCCGAATACCGGTGAAGAGACAGTACAGCTTGTCAATGTACCGCAGACGGTTTTACAGCAGTTACAGGCAAGTGTGAAGATTGATGTCACTCCGAAGGGAGTATATGACAAGTTTGCACAGGAGCAGACGATTGAAAACCTTCTTACCAACGGATTCTTCACGGCACAGCGAGTAGGGGAGTTAAAGACCTATGCGGAAGTGCTTGACGATGACAGCGTTGCACCGAAGGTAAAGATAATGGAAGCTATCGACCATATCGAGGAAGAGCAGAGACGGATTGCAATGATTCAGGCTCAGGCACAGATGATGCAGCAGAGAGCGCAACAGTTCCTTATGAATGATATGGACGGTCAGGCTTCTCAGATTGCGGATGCACAAGCGCAGTTGGAAGCGGAGCAGATGCCGTTTGAGGTAAGCGAGGAAGAATTAGAGGTTGACGAGGAAAACCCGGATGACAATTAGGAATTAAGCCTTTAGGGGCTTTTTTTATTGACCGAACATTGAAGTCGTAAAAAGCACATGGAGTCGGTGAAGCAAACACCAATCAAAAAATAGGAAGGAGATTTCGCATGGACGAAACTAAAAACCTTGCAATGGAAAACATTGCTGAAAACGTGGACGGAACCACAGAACAAATTCCGGATCAGGCAGCGCAGAACGCACAGCCGGTAAAGACCTACACCGAGGAAGAAGTAAACGAGATTGTAGGCAAGAGACTTGCACGGAACTCGGCGAAGATTCGTAAAGAGTACGACAAAAAGTACGGTGAACTCGAAAGCGTATTGAAGGCCGGTACCGGCAAAGAAGATGTGCAAGAGATGACGGACACATTCCGTAAATTCTATGAGGGTAAGGGAATCAAGATTCCGTCTGAGACATCATATTCGAGCAGAGATATCGAAGTGTTGGCGAGGGCAGAAGCAGATGAAATTATCAACTCAGGATTTGAGGAAGTGGTAGAAGAGGTTGACAGACTCGCAAGAAAAGGTGCAGAAAACATGAGTCCGAGAGAAAAGGCGGTGTTTGGCACATTGGCAAAGTATCGTCAAGATACCGAGATGGTACAGGAACTTGCCAAGATTGGTGTAGGCGAGAACGTGTACAACAGCAAGGAGTTTAAGGACTTCGCTTCCAAGTTCAGTTCGAACACATCTATGACGGAGATTTATGAAATCTACGCAAAAACGCAACCAAGAAAAGAGATTCAGACGATGGGAAGCATGAAGAACAGCACTTCCGCAGATGGAACGGTAAAGGACTTCTACACAAGGGAAGAAGCCTTGCAGTTCACGAAAAAGGATTTTGATAAGAACCCGGCCTTATATAAGGCGGTAGAGCAATCAATGCTGAAATGGTAATGCTTCCTTGCTAAGAAAAGGAGATGTTTTATTATGGCAGTAACCAATTTCATTCAGAGTATTTGGAGTAAGAAGATTCAGGATGACCTTGAATTGAAGTGCAAGCTTGTTGATAACTGCTTACGTGACTACGAGGGTGATGTGAAGCACGCAGCTTCCGTTAAGATTCTCGGTGTAGGTGAGCCGACCATCAGTAAGTATGACGGTACCAAGGACCTTGAGTACGAAGAGATGTCCGACAGAGGTCAGATGCTTTACATCGACCAGGCGAACAGCTTCGGTTTCCTTGTTGACGATGTAAACCAGGCGCAGAGTGTTCCGGGCTTGAAGGAAAAGTATCAGGAAAAGGCTGTACACGGTCTTGCAGTAGCAAGAGATACCTACATTGCCGAACTCATTAAGGGTGTAACCGGCAACGTAACCACCGCAACCAACCTCACCCAGGATGCAGTAAAGGCAGCTATTGATGCCGGTATCGTTGCACTTCGTGAGCGTAACTTCGATGAAGAGGGTGTAATCGAGATTTCCCCGGCAGTTTACAGCGTATTCAAGAACTGCTTAATCACGCTGTCCACCAACAACCCGGAGTACATCAAGAAGGGTATTGTCGGTGTGTATGATGATTTCACCGTAACCATGTCCAACAACATGGCAAAGGACGGTTCTCATGTATACTGTGACATCCGTGGTAAGAAGGCTGTAGCGTTTGCCGGCCAGATCAACGAGGTAGAAGCTTTGAGACATCCGTTCAAGTTCAAGGACATCATCCGTGGTCTTGATACCTTCGGTGCAAAGGTTATTGACGAAGCACGTATTCAGGTAGTTAAGGTTCCGCTTGTTGCTACTGCGTAAAAGGGGGAATGACTCATGAAGCTTGTTAGAGCAAACATTCCGTTTATCGACAGAGTAACAGGGAAGCTGCACAAGGTTGACGATAAACCGTTTGAGATGACCGAGGAAAGACTTGCAGAAGTAAGGGCGGTCAATGCACACATGGTTGTCGTTGTAGGTGATGTTAAGCCGAAGAAGGATGCCGAACCTGTCAAACAGGAGAATCAGGAAGAACCGGTAGTACCGGAAGATGCCGAGCCGACCGAAGCGGAAGGTCAGGAAGAACCGGTTGAGCCGGTAGCAGATTCCGAACCGGAAGCATCCGATGAAGATGCACAGCAGACCGAGCCGGTGGAGCCGACCGAACCGGTAGTACCGGAAGTGGATGTTAAACCGGAAGAACCGAAGCAGCCGAGAGCGAGAAAGCCGAAAGCTGAGTAAGAATCAGGAAGGGAAGTGTAATGCTTCCCTTCTTTTCGTGAGTATAGGATAAATCGTGTATTGACGAAAAGGAATTGAAAGGAGAGATAATATGCAGTTTCAGAGATTTATGAGAAAACCGGACATTGATATGTTTGCCGGTATCAAAGTGACAAAGGACACTGTATTGGAACATTCAAACGAGAATGTACAGCAGACCTTAAAGGACTTGGTTTTCCATACCGTTACGAAAGTCAAGGGTGAGAACTATAAGAGCGTGTATGACACCACTATCACGCTTGCAGAAGGTGATGTTCTTATCTTTGAGGAAGAGGGCCGGGGCTATATCAAGCCGGTAGAACAGGTAGTGACGGTTCAGGAAGCAATAGAGGAACTCGAAAACATTAAGGACTTAGTGTAAAGGAGGCTTTTTATGTTTGAAATCGACAGTGATATGACTATCTATATCACAAGGGGAGATGTTGCCTTTTTCTCCGTTACGGCAGAGGACAACGGTGAGAGATACAAATTTCAACCGGGGGATGTCGTAAGAATCAAGGTAACGCAGAAGAAGAACTGTGAGAATGTCGCATTTCAGAAGGATTTCCCGGTGCTTGAAGAGACCGAGACGGTAGAAATCCTTTTGACGGAAGAAGAGACGAAAATCGGAGATGTTATCAGTAAGCCGGTTGATTATTGGTACGAGGTGGAGTTGAATCCGTACACCAATCCTCAGACGATTATCGGCTATGACGATGACGGCCCGAAGATTTTCAAGCTGTTCCCGGAAGGCAGAGACTTAGGCCAGGACACGGAATTGGAAGATGTGCCGGTAGTTGATTCTGAGTTATCTTTGACTTCTGACAGACCGGTGCAGAATCAGGCTGTTACAAGAGCAATGAGTGACCTCTTTGGAATCGTGAAGAAGGTATCTGAGGACGGATCGAGTACCGTTGCTGCCATGACGAAGAAGGTTGACGATGCAGTGAACAAGGCTTCCAAGGACACCGAGAGACTTGACACGGAGATTTCCCTTGAACGTGCAAGAATCAACAACCTTGTAGCAAATACCGGGGAGCAGACGGAAGGAAATGCGGAATTGATTGATGTTCGTACCGGTGCGGATGGTACGGTGTATGAAACGGCCGGGGAAGCTGTGAGAGGACAGGTTGGTGAATTAAAGAGTGATTTATCCTATCAAATTGAATATATTACGGATAATATGATTCGCTCATTTACTGAAGGATATTTGGTATGGGTAAATGGAAACGGTAGACCGACCGCCGATGATAGTTATTGTTACACGAATTTTATTAAGGTAGAGCCGGCAACAGAATACAAGATTTCAAGAAACAACGTATTTCTGAATTGGTATACCAAACCGGATTTTAATTCATGGATATTTAGCAGTGTTGCTACACCGAAAAATTATAAAACCACATCACCGGACAATGCACAATATTTGGTTGTGAGTTTTGGAAAAGGGGCAATTGACGATATATCCGTCACTGATAACACAACTTTAGTCGACGAAACGCCGAAAAAGTATTTTGGAATGATCCGGAAAACAATTACATGTGGAAGTGGAAAAGATTTTGCAAGATTAAGAGACGCTATTGAATACGGTGTAAAATATCCGAATTCAAAGGTAATCGTATATCCGGGAACGTATGATTTAACACAGGAATTTTCACAAGAAATAACGGATAAAAATGGTGAGAGTGGTATATCTCTTTCTAACGGTATTGAAGTTGTTTTTATGGCCGGTTCCTATGTTACAGCTATATTTGATGAATACGATGAATGGGTATATGATTACTTCCAGCCTTTTTACTCGCATTTTAATAATTCGTTTACGCTGAACGGATTAAATATTAAGGCTAAAAATACCCGTTATTGTGTACACGATGAACATGGCGGATTTGGTGTATATCACCATAAATACATTAATTGTAATATGGAATATATCAATTCAAGTCCGAGAGCATCTTATACACAGTGTATCGGCGGGGGGTTGGGAGAACATGGTTATATTGATATTGTTGGTGGTAAATATGTTTCGGTTGATGAAACAGCAAGATACACCGAAGCAGAAACCATTACTATTTCATACCATAACGGAGAAGCTTCAACATGTGACAGCAACATTTTTATCAATGCTGCATATGTTTCCGGTTGCTTCCAATTTGGTAGTCACGGAACATCCACAATCAAAAGCAAGGTTCAGGTTTCAAATTGTTCAATGGCAAGCAATATAGTTGTTGGGGCTTTGGCTGACGGTTCATATAATTATGAATTAACAGAATGGAACAATACTATCCGAAACTAACCTAAAGCAGACTTTAGATCAGTAACAAAAAGGGCCTCTTCGGAGGTCCTTTTCTTGTAGAAAGGAGAAACCATGGACGGAAACGTAGAAAACATTCAGGCATTGAACGAGTTAAAGGGTAAGATTATTCGCATTCCGAGGGTGGATGATACGCTTTCGAGAGAGGGATATGCTGCCGATGCGAAAAAGACCGGTGATGCACTGAACGAGAAGTTAAATAAGACGGATGTAGTGGACAATCTCACTACGGACGATCCGGAAAAGCCGTTATCCGCAAGACAGGGTACGGTAATTAAGAAACAGCTTGACAATATCAACCTGAGTCAGGCCGGTGCGGTAGGATATAACAACGAAACGAGTGGCCTAGAAGCTACCAATATGCAGAGTGCTATTGACGAGGTAGCAAGCAAGGTGAAAACACAGGGCGGTTATATAGATGACCTTGCGCTTGCAATGGATGCCTTTGAGGAAAATTACCTGTCGAAGAACGGTGGGGGCATGGTAAACGGTCCTGTTAAGGTGCGAAACGCTGATAACGGACACGGTGAGGTAAGCAAGAACAATTCGGCTACCGCAGACTACGGCACACAGATGGTTGATGTCAGCAAGGACGGTAAGAGTGCGAAGGTGGCGGTATCTGCTGCAAACGATACGTTTGTTTATACGGATAGAGACGGAAACATCAGAAACGTTCACCACGAAGGGAGCAAGCCTTTCGTTGAATATAAGGGTAACGGAAGTGCGACTCCGAGAACAATCGCAACGAAGGGCATTGGCAGATTGGCACTTGTGTACTGTTCCACACATCAGGCATTGGTCTCTCCGAAAGGCGCAGATGTCACAGACCTGACTACAGGTGAAAGAAAGTGGATTGACAGTGGCAAGGTAAATTTCCTCAATGGGAATTTGAATACCACAACATCGAATGCAGCTATCAACGCTTCAAACGAGACCTACTACGTACAGGTACTCTAAGGGGGTGGCATTATGAAACTCTCAGATATGAAGAAAAAAGTGCTTGCACTTATCGAAGAGTTAAATCCGAACAACGAAAATCTTACGGACGATCCGGACATTGCTATGAAGATGGAAGATGTCATTACTCAGATTATGTTTGAGTTGGCACGGTTCAAGAAAATACCGGACTATGTGGAGATGGAAGTAAAAGAAGGGGATTTGCTTCGGTTTGAGGATATTACGGATGAAACTGATTATGAGGTATATCAAATCAATATTATCCGGGGTGTGAAGTACGATGCGAAAGCAAGCGGTACGGTGTTTAAGTTTCTCGAAAGCGGTACGGCCGAGATTGAATACTTCCGATATCCGACACGCATTACGGACAAGAACAGAGAGAAGTACACGTTTGAGTTATCGGACGATGTGTTGGAAATTATGCCGTATGGTGTGGCTGCCGACCTGTTAAAGAGCGACATTTCCACAGAATACGGAAGAATCTACGCAGACCGATACGAAGCTTTGAAGCAGTCTCTTGATCCACGCTACGGCACCGGAGCCGTATTTATCGAAGGTGGTGTTGATTTATGATGCCAAGCAATAATTTAATTGCAAGAGTCTACGGTGGATTCCGTGGTGTTGACTTCCGGGGCGAAGAAATCAATCTTGTAAGAAGCCCGGACAGCCTGAATGTTTGGAAAGACTACAAGGAAACGGAGAGCATACGGACCAGGCCCGATTTAGAGGTAAAGGAATCCTTCATGGAGCCGGTGTACGGCATATTCTTCTTCAAAGCCGGTAATACGGATATGATGATTGTTCACAGCGGTACGAAGCTGTATAAGGTTGTGGATGGTGTGAGAACGGAACTGTACAGCGGTGCAAGCGCACAAAAGAGCGACAGTTTCATTTACAACAACACATGGTACTTCAAAGACGGTGTAAATTACTTGCAGTATGACGGAGATACCGTGAAAGAGGTAGTGGGTTATGTGCCTACTACCTCTATTGCAAGAAAGCCGTCCGGTGGCGGTACTGCACATGAAGATGTGAACTTGCTTACCGGTAAGAGAAAGAATACCTTCCTTGCAGACGGTACAAGCACGGAGTTTTTCTTGGATGCACAGGAAATCGACAGTGATATTCAGCCGATTGTAAAGGTAAATGATGCGGTAGTAAGCAATTACACGGTAGATTATGCAAAGGGTAAGATTACCTTCACTTCTGCACCGGCAAAACCTCTTACAGACGGTCAGGACAATGTATCGGTGGAGTTCAAGAAGGACATTGATGGTTATGCGGATAGAATCAAGAAATGCACTCTGTTACAGATGTTTGATAACAGGGTGTTTTTTAGTGGAAACAAAGACCATCCGAATGTGATTTATCATTGCAGCCTTAACGATCCGAGTTATTGCAGCGACTTGGACTACTACAACGAGGGCTTGGACAATTCCATGGTAAAAGGGCTTGTTGCCGGCAATAACGTGTTGTGGGTGTTTAAGGAACCGTCTCAGGCAAATACAACGGTGTTCTACCATACTCCTACGATTGACAGTGAATACGGCAAGATTTATCCGAGTTCTCATTCCAGTATTGCTACCGGATGCGTAGGCAAGGCAATCAATTTCAACGATGACATCATCTTCTTTAGTTTGAGAGGAATGGAAGGTATCAGCGGAGATATTACCACGGAACAGGTGGTGGCCCACAGAAGCGCATTGGTAGACCGGAAACTCATTGCGGAGCCGAATTACGAAGATATGGTTTTAGAAGAATGGGAAGGTTACCTCATAGCTTTCATCGACAATAAAGCATATCTTGCGGACAGCCGGGCAATGTTTACGAATGACGGACACAACGAATACGAATGGTTCTATTGGGAGTTGAGTCAGAGCGTTATTTGCACAAAGGTACATAACGGAGTGCTGTATGTCGGTACTCAGGACGGTGTTTTCACTCTTACAGATACCGAAAGACCTGTAACGAGTTGGTGGACTACTCCGAAGGACAAGTTTAAGTACCCACAGCACTTAAAAACGACCAACAAAAGAGGTTGTGTTGTGGAAGCTACCGGTGATGTATCGGTATATGCAAAGACCGAGAAAACCGAATTTGAACTTATCGGAGTATATGGCAATGTTACCGACTACTTAGTAAGCAGAATCAAGCGTAAGAAGTTCAAGGATATCCAGTTGAAGTTCTATTCCGAGACGAGATTCAGCCTTGAAACAGCCACTTTGGAATGTTTCATCGGTGGCTATCTGAAACGCTAGAAAGGGGAAACAATGGCATACGAAATAAATCCTAATGACGAGAGACTTGTTGCGGTCAATAAGGAAGAAGAACAGGCCTTAAACAAGAGCAATACCTTATACAATAGCATGATTGCGGACAGCGACCAATTTTATCAGGCACAGATTAACGCTGCCAAAGAGTGGGAAGCTACACAGAAAGCAAATCAGCAAGCGCAGACCGACTTTGCAATAGAGAAAATCGAACAGCAGAAGGTCCAGGCAACGAAGGACTACACCAAGGAGCAATCCGGGGCCTATGTTGATTGGCAGAAGGAAAGCAATCGTTACGGTGCAGGTGCGGAGGAATTGGCGGTCAGCGGTATGTTAAATACCGGTTATGGCGAAAGTTCTCAGGTGCGGATGTACAACACATATCAGAATCGTGTAGCGACCGCAAGAGAAAGCTACAATCAGGCTATTTTAAACTACAACAACGCTATTAAGGATGCACAGTTGCAGAATAACAGCATTTTAGCGGAGATTGCCTATAATGCGCTTCAACAGCAGTTAGAGTTCAGCTTACAGGGCTTCCAGTACAAGAATCAGTTATTGGAAACTCAGGCAAACAAGCAGCTTGAAATCAAGAATATGTACCATTCTCAGTATCAGGATGTATTAAAACAGATTAATACTGAAAATGCTCTTCAAGAAGAGGTTAGACAGTTCAACGAAGAATTGGCGAGACAAAAGGCGAAGGATGCAAATGATTACAAAATGGCACAGGCGCAGTTATTTGAGGAAAAGCGACAATTTGATGCTGCAATGGCAGCTTCTAAAAGTAGTTCAAGCGGTGGTTCGAGTAGCATCAAGAAATCGTCAAGTAGTGGTGGATCGAGCAGTAGTGCCGGTAGCGTGAGTAAATCGTCAAGTTCGTCAAGTAGTTCAAACACTACTAAGGGCGGTAGAACGCATAGTGGCGGAAGTCAGAGAGAGGTCAGCACGGACTACTATCAGGGAAGTAAGAATCCTGATGCAAGAATTTACGGTACGTTCGACAACGGTTATCAGCCGAAGGGTATTTCCGGGCATGGTGTGTTAAAGAAAACACGCTTAACAGTGACTCTTGATACTGTGAAGCAGTATGGAGCAAATGCCGGTCAGGCCGTAACCGTAAAGCAGAATGTTTGGGAAGCAAAGGACGGTACAAGATGGTATTGGGAAGGCCGTGAAAACAAGTACAAGCAGATTAAATAAAATGGGGGTGCGTTTATGGCAGCAAATTATCATATTGATGCGAATGGCAACATCACCAAAAATGGTGAAGCAAAGAAAAAGAAAAAGAAGCCAAGCGCAGACTACCATATTGATATTAACGGTAACGTGACAAACCTTTCTGATGCGGATATCGGGCCGGTGGAAGAAAAAAAGTCATGGTTCCAATCCGGGGAGTTTGAGGACGGTTATCAGTTTGGTGACCTTACCAAGACGATTCTCGGTTCTGCCGGTGACCTTTTAGAAGATGCCGGTGCCGGTATTCTCGGCATGGGTGAGAAAGCAGCGGATTTTCTTTTGTATGCTGCACCGCTTGTTGCAGAAGGACAGTATTATCAAAATGGCGGTGTATATCAGCCACAAGAGGTTCAGAAGCTTAACCAAGCGTATTTTGATGCCGGTAAGAAGGGTAATGCGGAGATTATTGCAAAGGACCTTTACAACGAAGAAGAGATTGCAAAAACAATCATCTCAAAACCGATTCAGAAAACAACCGGCTTTGATATCGAAAAAGCATCCGTTTTCGGAACAAAGGCAGATTCCCTTGCACAATCGGGCGGTCAGTTATTAGGAACAGCCGGCTTACAGATGGTCGGTGTTCCGTGGTGGCTTACCACCGGTGCAACAAGCTTCGGATCGGAAGCAGAAAACGCATTGAATCAGGGTGCTACCTATGAGGAAGCCGGTCTCAGTGCTGCTATTACTGCCGGTGCGGAAATTCTCACGGAGAAACTTTCCGGTGGTATTAGTTTTGGTGGAAAGACTCTTGATGATGCACTGACACAGCAGCTTGCGACAAGAATTTCTAACAAAGTTGTTAGAAATGGACTTAAAATCGGCATGGATTTTGTCGGTGAGGGTTCAGAAGAAGTTATTTCTTCCGTATTCAGTAATTTAGGTTCTGCGCTTTACAAGGACGAGAGTATCAGTGAACTTCTTACAAGCGAGGAAGCAATAGACGAGTACATTGACAGTTTCATCGGTGGTGGTATTCTCGGTGGTGTATCAAGCACCGGCAAGGCTGTAAAGTCCGAGACAAAAGGGGTAGACTACGTTTCCGGGCTGACGAAGAACGAAAAGGCTGTATTCGACAAGGTATATAACGATGCTATTGCCGAACAGGAAGCAGACGGAAAGAAGCTTACTCAGAGCGAGAAATCCAAGCTTTATGATGCAACGATGAACGCACTCGAAAAGGGGTATATCGACATTGATACTATCGAGAGTGTAGTCGGTGGTGATACATACTCTTCATGGAAGGTTACTGCCGACCAGGAAACGAAAACCCAAAAAGAGTACGATGAACTTTACCAAATGAAGAACGGTGAGAAGTCCGATGCACAGGTTGAGCGACAGGCAGACCTTAAGAAGTTCTTGGAGGACAATGCTACAAAAAAGACTCAGTTAAGAGAGAAGCTTGACGGCATTGTATCGGAGTTCGTTCAGGGAAGCCGACTTTCGGAAAGCTACAACGAACAGGCACGAAAAGAGCAGAAGTTCGAAGCAGATTTAAGTCAGTATACGAATGAATCTGCAAAGCAGACCGTAAAGAACTTTATGGAGCATACCAAGTCAAACAACACGAACAGAGCGCATGATTACCTTGATTTTCTTACGAGAATTTCCGAGGACAGAGGGTATGTGTTTGACTTTACGACAACGGAACAGCTTCAAGAATCAATCGAGAACGGAAATCCGCATGGGATTGATGTCGATCCGGAACGAGTAGAAGCATTCGTAAGCGAAAAGAAAAAGACCATTGTTATCAATATGTCTGCCAAGAAGTCTCTTAATTCCCTTGTCGGACACGAAGTTGTGCATACCTTAGAGGGATTCGGAGAATATGACGGACTTCAAGAAGCTGTGTTCAAGCTTGCCGAGACGAGGGGCGAGTTTGCGGACAGACTTGCATCTATTCAGCGCAGATACAAAGGTTTGAGCGAGGACGGTCAGAAGAAGGAACTTACCTCAGACCTTCTCGGAGACTATCTGTTTACCGATTATGACTTTATTAAAAGCTTGTCTACAGAGAAGCCGAACATTTTCAAGCGAATCTACAACGAGATTAAGTACCTTTGCAAGATGGCAACAACCGGTAGCCGGGAGTTAAGGGAACTTGAACGAGTAAAGCATCAGTTTGAAAAGATATGGAGAGAGAGCAGCGAGGAAAATGCACACGATGACTCCGATGTAAAGTTTTCCATTCGTAAAGATGCACCGCCGAAGGAAACAGGCATTGCATATAAAGTGTTCTATGTCAAGGACGGAAAGCTTTATCCACCGATGGTTGCAAATCCTGACGGAGCAGACACACCGATGGGTGTATGGCTTGATGCGGATGTCGGAGCATCTGCACCACCTTCCAAGACCGGCAGACAACAGGTTAAAGCCGGGGGTAAGGGTACTCAGGGCGGTAGCGGTTCACTTGCATTCCGTCCGGGATGGCATTTGGGAGATTTGCCGAGAGCGAGTCAGTTTGACCGTGTAAATCCTGATACCGGCAAGAAAGAACTGTTCCCGGAAAACTTTGTATGGGCCGAGGTAGAATACGCAAAAGATGTAGACTACCAAGAGGAAGCAATGTCCTACGGTTACACAGATAACGGAAAGTTCCGTCATGCGTATGCCGGGCTTCCGAGACTTCCTGAGAACGGTTATTACCGATATAGAACCAATCCGAAGCCTGATACTGTTCCGTGGATTATCACCGGGGCAATGAAGGTAAATCGTTTGTTATCCGATGCGGAAGTAAACGCAATTCTTGAAAAGAACGGTGTCGCACCGGTTCACAGACAGGGTGGAGATGTCGGGCTTGATAAGTTCGGATTCAACGAGGACGGTTCCGTGAAGTATTCCATTTCCGACAGCAATGGACGGCAGCTTTCCAAAGGACAGCAAGAGTATTTCAAGAACAGTAAGGCGAGAGATGATGCCGGTAATTTGATGGTTGTGTACCATGGTTCCCAGGACCACGGCTTTACTGTATTCGATAACGGCAAGTCGGACGATAACATGAGTTTCTTCTTCACCAATTCCGAAGATATGGCAAACTCCTATGTAGGTGACAAGTCGAAGCTGTACGAAGTATATCTGAACCTTGAAAATCCGTATATCGTTGATGCGAAGGGGCATAGATGGAATCAGATTCGTTTGGGCGAGAATACCGATGCTATCACTGGCAAGGTGGAGAGATTTGTCGATTTAAGCATGAGATATGATGTGGAAATTGACTTCGCACTTGTTTCGGAGAGTTTGGGAAATGTATCTGATAGCGTGGAATATATGCTCCAAAACGAGATGGAAAATTTGGATGATGGCGAGGAATCTTTATACTCCGATGCAGAAAAAGCCGAATTGAGACAGCTTGCAAGCGAGATTGACGAAGCTTATGAGAATTGGGATGAAGAAGCGCATCTTGACGAAGATGGGGAGCCTATGAGTATGTCGGTATACTTACTGGATCACAAACTTTCCACCAAGTACACTACACGGCAGATTGCGAAGATTGCGAAGAACCAGGGGCATGACGGTGTAATCATCGAAAACGTGTATGACAACGGCAAATTTACCGATGTTACGCATATTCACGGCTTCGGAAACGTGTACATTGCCTTTGACTCCAATCAGATTAAGAACGTAGACAATATGAATCCTACCTCGGATGCCGACATCCGTTATTCCTTATCTGACAGTGACGGAAATCAGCTTACCGAAGGACAGCAAGAGTTCTTTAAGGATTCTAAGGCAAGGGATAGAAACGGCAATTTGTTGAGGGTATACCATACAACAGATAGTGATTTCACTGTTTTTGATAAGGTACGAAAAGGTGAAAATACCGGAGTTGACAATACTTATCTCGGCTTCTTCTTCTCTGAGTCGGAAGATTATATGAAGAACTTCCCGGAGTTTAGGAACGGCAAAACAACCGCTTACTACCTCGACATGAAGAAGCCTATTGATATGACAAACGTATCGAAACAGGAGTTTTTGGATGTTGTTGAACTTCTCGGTCATGATGTAACAGAAGCAGCAGAGTTTTACGACAGCTATTTTGAAGAAGAAATACAGAGAGCAAGGAGAAGGGGAGACGACGAACCAATTCTGATACTCGAAGGACTTCTTGAAACTCTTTACGATGATTACTATGACGGTGCTTTTTACGAAGCCTTGAAACCGAACTACGATAAGCTTGTAGCAAAAGGTTACGATGGAATTATCAACTACATGGATGAATTGTCCGGTGAAAAGGAGTATGTAGTATTTGATTCCAACCAGGCAAAGTTGACTACCAATGAAAATCCTACTTCCGATGCGGATGTTCGGTATTCGTTGAGTGAGGATAGCGAAGGAAGAGAACTTTCCGAGGAACAGAAAGAGTATTTCAAAGGCAGTAAAGTTGTTGATGAAAATGGCAAATTGCTTGTTGTCTACCATGGCACAAGGAATGCTGATTTTACCGTTTTTAATCGGAACATAAACTTCTTTACAGACAGTAAGGAAATGGCAGACAGCTACGCTCCTACAGGCGAGAAATATACCGGCTATCTGAATATGAAAAATCCGTTTGTGGTTGATGCAAAGGGAGATAAGTGGTCCGGTATTGCGGTTGATGATGAAATCGTTCAGATGCTTAGAGAAAGCGGTGCATCCGTGTTTAAGGAAAGAGGGGCATGGAGAACAACACCGGCAGATATTGCGTATGCCATTGAAGAAGGAATTGACGAGGGCATATTTGATTATGATGGTGTAATTATCAGAAATGTAGACGATACCGGTAGCTGGCATAAGGGAACTGACAATGTTGTTGCGAATGATTATATTATTTTCAACTCTAATCAGTTCAAGAACCGGGATAACACGACTCCTACTTCTGACAAAGACATCCGCTTCTCTTTGAGTGAAACGGTTGAGGAAACCAAGGACCTTATCGCAGTACACAATCTCAGCGGTGCGAAGTTGATGAAAAGTCTGAAGCTTGGTGGTTTGCCGATGCCGTCTATCGCAATCGCAAAAGCAAAGGACGGACATGAAGGATTTGGTGAAATATCACTTGTATTAAGCAAGGATGCTATCGATCCGAAAGCGAACCGTAGTAACAAGGTGTATTCCGGTGATGCGTGGACTCCGACCTATCCCAGAGTGTCGTACAAACTCAATGAGAAGGTTCAGGAGAAAATTGAGAAGAAGATTGACAACCTTGTTCCGTATGATTTGCAAAATCAGTTAGGCGGTCTGCATTTAGATGCGGATAACATGAGCGACACACTTGACCGGAATAACGGTGACATGGTGAATTATTACAGAAATAATAACGCTATGAAGTATGCGTTTCTTGTTGATACAGGGAAGTCTTTGGAGTTACCTCAGAGAGAAGCACAACTTAGTACGAGATTTGACAATGCCTTGGTGGTAAGAGTTGCGGAAAGATACGGAAGGGATGTTATTGACAACTATAACCGTGGCGAACACGTAGATAGAGAAACTTTAATTTCCGAAATCCGAGACATGGCGAACGAGTATACAATGGAACTTTACGGTGGAATAGAAGGGTTAAAGGAAACCTTTAAAAAAGTTCCGAAGTATACAGAGGACAATTTCGGATTCGCTCAGACTGACAGTATTCTTCATGCAGCACGTAGGTATTTTGAAAATGGAATCCCGATGCAAGTAGACGGATATGCTGCAAGGGATGTTATTAACGAGAACACGAACCAAGAAGAATACGAGAAGTGGCTTGCAGAATTGTTCTCCGGGGTAGTAGAGAAAACCGGTATTAGAAACAATCGGGATTTATTCACTCCGAGCGGTAACCGTAGAAGTTGGGATGCGTTGCATTATGAAGAAACATTAGAAAATGTTATCCGGGCAATGAAAGAAGATGGTGAAAAAGGCATTGGAGCATTGGGCGGTAATATCTTTGGTGCATCTACGGTAGAGTTTGGTTCCGTGAAGGAAATCAAGGAAGCCGGTAAAAACTTGCGCTCCATGTCTCACGAAGAATGGGTTGACTCCAAAAAAGAGTTTCAGGAGCGTTTCACTCAGCTTGCATTAAGTTTGCCGAATGATAAGAACAGTTATTCCGCAATGGACAGCGCAGCCGAGACTATGGTTGAAGCTGTAATAAAGTACAAGACACGAGATGGTATTGCGAGATATCTAAAGAGAGAACTTGAAGGATGGGCGCAGTATTCCGAGCAAACGGTTGATGACCTTATCGAACTTGTCAACGATATTCGCAATATGCCTGTGAACTACTTTGAAGCAAAACCTCTTCGGGCAGTAGGCTTTGATGAAGTCGGTGTTTTCGTTATTCCGAACAATGCGGATGTCAAGCTGAAACAGGAACTACTGAACAGAGGTTACAGTATCGCAGAGTACGATCCGAATGTTGAGGGTGACAGAAAGCGAGTTGTAAATCAGTTCGAGCAGTTCAAGTTCAGTTTGTCGGATGCCGGTCAGAGTACACCGGAATACGGTACTTACAACGTATACAGCAAGGACATTACGCTTCAACAGGATATTGCACCGGTAGCGGAGCCGGTACAGGCACAGCCTGAGACCGTTCAGGACTTCGGACCGCTTACCGAGGACCAGGCAAACGAGCGTGACACTGAGCAGATTGAACAATCCTATTTCCTTGATGAAGATGGAATCCCGGAGAGAGAGGAAGGGTACAACGGTTCATACGCAGAACACGTTAAGCCGTCCGATCCGTTTTATGAAAAGGATATTTGGGAAGTAGGTAGAGACCGAAAAGTAAAGGCCTATATGTACGAAAATCCTGAGGTAAAACCGTTCTTCCAACAGGAAGCGAGGTATATGCTTGGTGAGTTGGATAACTCCGTAAAGGGAGAGAAATTCTATAACGACCAATTATACTATGACACCAACGGAGAAATGGGATTCTTCGGTACTACACGGCATACTTCGGAAGATATTGCATACCTTCTTGATACGTTCAATTACACCTACAAGCAGATTGCAAAGGGATTACGTGACATCATCGAGGATAACGGTAAGGAAAACAATGCAGTATCGAAGCGCATTGAGTTCTTGCTTGATGAAAGGTTAAGAAACGGTTATACAGATTTTTGGTTCGGTGACAAGATTCCACCGAATCAGGACTATATCAATCTATTAAATGCGAAGCAGATTACCGAGTACAACGATGAAGCATGGAATAATTGGCTGCGTAGCTTGTCTGATGACGATATTCAGCAGTATTTCACGGCACCGGAGCAAGATACACCACCGCAAGAGGACATTGCGCCGATTAAACAGACGGACGAATTACAGCAAGCATGGGATGATGTTGATTTTACATCGGACGATATGCCTTTGTACGAATCGGAAAACGGAAAGTTATCCATGTTTGAGGAACCGGAAGCAAAACGCTCTGTTACGAGGAAAGAACTTCATGAAAATATTGTCGGAAACATCCGGTCAGAATTTGCCGTGAATGGGTACGACCTTGACGATGTTCTGAACGGCGCAAAGAACCTCTCCACTTTTGCCACGGTTGACAACACACCTCAGAGAGTCATGGAAAAGGCCTTGGGGTATAAAGAAGGTCAGATTTTAAGTGATTTGACGGTCAATCAGGTAGCACAGAATGAAACGGAAGGTATTAGATGGCTCCGGTCCTTTACCGACCGGAAGCACGGCTTGCTTGCACAGATTTCCAAACAGTACGGCATTAAGCCGGGTAGTAAGGAGAGTGCTGCTGCACAGATGTACGCAGAGGGATTCTATGTAGACGAGGACAACAACATCATTGCCTACGGAGATAGAGAACTTGCGAAGGATTTTCCGAATCGGAGAGTTCAGGCGAATATCAAGGGGCTTGCAAAAGACGGACGGATCAGACAGATATACGATGAAACGCTCAGAATGATTAACGAATCTCGAACGAGAAACGCATATCCTGAGATTCCGAGACTTGAAAACTACTTCCTTCACTTCCGGGCAATGGACGATACGTTTTCGAGACTTGGCTTGCCGTTTAATCCGAATGACATCAGAGCAAAGGACTTGCCTACCGACTTGAACGGTGTTACTGCCGATTTGAAGCCGGGGCAGCCGTATTTTGCGAGTGCAATGCACCGTACCGGCAAGAGAACATCCTTTGACTTGCTTGGTGGTTTGGAACGCTATTTGACGAGCGCAAAGAATCAGATTTACCACATAGACGATATTCAGACTCTTAGAGCATTGCGAAACTACATAGCAGACACATACGGACAGGCACACGGCCTTGAAGGGTTAGATACGCTCACTGAGGAAGAAGCACAGGAGAGAATCAAAGAGGTATACGGTTCTCACTTATCCACCTTTGCGAAATTCCTGAATGAGGAAGCAAACATCCTGGCCGGTAAGACAGCGTTAATCGACAGAGGACTTGAAGGTATTATCGGCAGACGAGGAATTACGTTCCTTGATACCGTAAACAGACAAGTCGGAAGCAACATGGTAGGATTCAATCTTTCCTCTTCCATGACAAACTTTCTGCCGGTGGTTCAGACGATTGCAAAGTCGAACAAAACGGATTTTATAAGGGCATTTGCACAGACCGCTTCCAATAAGATTGGTTCTATCTTCGGAAGAAATGACGGTTTTGCGGAGCAGAGTCCGGTAATGATTCGTAGAAAGGGTGCAGATAGATTTTATCGTACACCATTCCAAAAAGCCGGGGATGCCGGTTACGCTATCATGGGTGCGGTGGATAGCATTTCCACGGAACTTATTGCAAGAACGAAGTACAACGAACTGACACGGAAGGGCATGGATGCACAGAGAGCGCATTACGAAACCGACAAGTGGGTATCTCGTTTGATGGGTGACCGGTCCTTGGGGCAGCAACCTCAGTTGTATAACTCCAAGATGCTCGGACTCATTACGAAGTTCCAGTTGGAAGTGAGAAATCAGCTTGACAGCCAATTCTACGACACCATTCAGGAAGCAAAGGCATCTAACGAGGATATTCAGAACGGTTTGGCAAGAAATGCGAAAACTGCTGCGAAGGTAGCTTCGACATTCGCACAGCTTGCAGTAGTACAGCACTTATTCGGCAAAGCGTTTGAATCCGTTGCCGGTTACAATCCGGCATTTGACATTATCGAAGTCTTGCTTACTGCGTTTGGCTACGATGATGACGAGGAAAGCGAAGATACCGTACTTGATAATATCGAAGAGGGCTTCCTTGCGCTGTTAGAAGATTTGCCGTATACAGGTACCTTGACCGGTGGTCGTATTCCGATTGCATCCGCATTACCGGTTGAACAGTTTATCACCGGTAAGGATGACTACGGTAACGAAAAATCGAGATGGGAAACCTTGAAGGAAGTCGCTCCGTACTATGCGCTTCCTACCGGTTACGGACAAATCAAAAAGACATATCAGGGATTGAGTATGTTTGATGATGACTTGCCGATTGCCGGTTCCTATACCGATAGCGGAAATCTTCGCTTCCCGGTAGAAGATACGCTGCCGAATCGTGTTCAGGCCGGTGTTTTCGGACAGTGGTCGAGTGATGTTGCAAGAGACTACTTCGATAATGAGAGAAATCCTTTGAAGGAAAAGCAGATCGAAGAGTTGGTTGACCTTGATATGCCGATTCGTGAGTATTGGGATTACCGAGAAGGGCTTGCAAAACAGCAAACCTTAGAAGATAAATTCGATTACATTGCGGACCTGGATGTTTCAGTAGAGCAGAAGAACATTATGATAAATAATGTTGTGGACCGTAAAGAGCCGGTGGATATGTCAAACTATGATGATTTTGCCGACTATGAGGAATTTGACTTCTACACGAAGAACACTGAGAAGTACAACTTCTTGGAAGCAAACGGTGTTTCCTATTCCGAGTACATTGCCGACAAGGAACGAAAAGAGGATTACGATAACGCTTATTCATGGTACAAGAACAATCCTGAGAAAGTGACCGTATCGAAAGCAGTTACCGATAATGTGATTGAGTACAGACGGTACACAAGCGAACTGAATGACATCCGGGCAGATAAGGATGCAGACGGTGACAGCATTGCCGGTAGTGCAAAAGAAAAGAAGCTTGCCTACATCAACGGCTTAGACCTTGATTACGGACAGAGAATTATTCTTTTCAGAACGTACTATGACAGCAAGGCAGACAAGGCAGCTTACAATGCGGACATCGTTGACTACTTGAACAGCCGGGATGACATTTCCTATGAAGAGATGGTTACCATCTTAGAGGAACTTGATATGAAGGTACATTCCGATGGAACGGTTACATGGTAGGGGGTGACGGTATGAGTAAACAAGATAGGCAAGGGGTAAGGACACCGGCCGACATTGAAAGAAAATACAATCTCGGTGCCATGGGAGAGCAAAACAAACAGCAATCGGAACAGTTAAACAAGCTTGTTCAATCATTTGCACAGTTTGAATCTGATACGAAAGCCAAAATTTCCGAACTGGAAGAGAAGTATACTTCCGCATATACGGTTGGATCGATTTACATAAGTGTAAATAACACTCCACCGTCATTCGGTGAATGGGAGTTGTTGGCAGAAGGGCAACTCGTTGTAGGTTTGAATCAGGAAACTGAGGAAGAACCGAACGAATTGTTACAGCTTAACGGCACTTGTTACCTGTGGAAGCGTACAAAATAACATCATTGCAGAAAAGCACTCTTTAGGGGGTGCTTTTTTGCATTCCGTTTAAAGGGGGGGTGATGGCATGAAGAGTTAAAAGTATCAGACACCGTAAAAATCATATTCAGAAAGGACAAACAGCATGAAGAACGTATTGATTTCTATTGTAGGCGCAGTTGGGGGACTTATCTCCTGTTGCTTTGGAGGATGGACGGAAGCATTGACAACACTTTTGATTTTCATGGGTATTGATTACCTTACCGGCTTAATCTGTGCCGGGGTGTTTCACAAGTCGAGAAAGTCCGAAAATGGGGCATTGGAAAGCAAGGCAAGCTTCAAGGGGTTATGCCGTAAAGGTGTGATTCTGCTTATTGTGCTTGTCGGTCACCGTATTGACCTTGCAATCGGGGCGAACTATGTCCGGGATGCGGTATGTATTGCTTTTATCGCAAATGAAACTATCAGCATTATCGAAAATGCCGGCTTAATGGGTGTACCTATCCCGAAGGTTATCACCGGTGCTATTGAAATCTTAAAAAAGAAGGGTTCTGATAAGAATGAGTAAGACCGCAAGTGAAATTTTGACCGTAGCCAAGTCTTGGCTTGGCAAAAACGAAGCAGACGGCAGCCACAAGTACGTTATCGACCTGTACAATTCTCATAAGCCGTTGGCCCAGAATTACAAAGTGAAGTATACCGATGAATGGTGTGCTACCACGATTTCCGCACTGTCAATCTTCTGCGGATATACGGACATTATTCCGACCGAGTGTGGATGTCAGCGCATGATTGAACTTCACAAGAAACTTGGTACATGGATCGAGAATGAAAACCGTGTTCCGAATCCGGGTGACATCATCTTCTACGATTGGCAAGATGACGGCAAGGGAGATTGTAAAGGATGGTCCGACCATGTTGGTATCGTAGAGAAGGTATCAGGAAATACCATTACTCTTATTGAGGGTAACCGGAATAATGCTGTATCACGACATAAGATTGCTGTCAACTCTCGTTACATCCGGGGCTATGCCGTACCGAAGTACGATAAGGAATTGCCTTTTAAATCCGTCCAGGATGTCGCACAAGAGGTTATTGACGGTAAGTGGGGTGTAGGTGAGGATAGAAAGAAAAAACTCACTGC